GACATACAGATTCCCGTCAATAATATATCCGTCACCTGGTTCCGCATCTTCCGGTAGTTCTCCTGTTGTTTCATACGATCCTTTAATATTGACCGATTTCCCATCTTCTCCTTTTGGTCCTTGCGGACCAGTTTCACCTTGCGGCCCTTGCGGTCCAGTAGCTCCGGTCGCTCCTTTCGGACCTTGCGGGCCGGTTTCGCCTTTTGGGCCCTGAGGGCCAATCACACTACCCAAATCTAATTCCTGTGCCATATTTCCCTATCCTTTCTATGAAATTGTATATATCAATTTACCATCTCTTATTGACAATGGCGGCGCCGGTTCATTATCATTATGTGTCATTATCAGATGCCCCTCTTCATTCACATACATTCCAAACATTCCCGGATTCAGTTGTGTCACAGATGCCACTCCGTCTTCCCCTTTTGGACCCTGCGGTCCTGGCGGACCTGTCTCTCCCTGAGGCCCTGGCGGACCTTGTGGACCTGTCAACTCTCCTGATTCTATTTTCCCTTGTATCTCTCTTGTGATGTCCTCTGCCTTCTTTGATGCATTATTCGTTCTCGTAATCGCATCAGTAGCTTGTCCTATCAACCCCAACAAGACAGATTCTTCTTCCGGATCGGGTTCTGGCAATTCTCCTTCCAGCCCTTCCAATACTTTACATTGGCGATTCACAGTCGTGTTCCATTCATTTTTCAGTGTTCCATCATCGACCGCTTTTTTAGCACATAGAATAAACTTCACATTGCCTTTGTATTTTGTTACTTTCCTCGACAGAAGCCACGAAAACAGGATATTTCCCTCTGATAGTTCTACATCATCAATGCAATACACCCCAAATTCTCCATTGGCGTTTTCATAATTGATAAACAGAATCAGTTCGGATAAATCGATATGATCCCCCACCATCTTGGGACACTGAAATAAAACTCTTTCTACTTTTTCATCCGATTCTACGCCCAATAACTGGATAGCATCAGGAACAATAATCTCTCTTGTCTCCGGATCGATTCTGCATCGTTCTGTCTCCTGAATCTCCTCTTCTTCCAGATTCATCTCCGCAAAAACTTCTTCTAATCCAGTCATTGCCTCACCCCTTCCTGGTGTATAGTTACGGAATTTGTCGTGATCCGGTATCCTTCCCTTTTCCCATACAGTCGCACCTCAAATGACGTAAATGTCAGCGCTTCCTTCGGTATCTGACACCGTCCATTTATCACAGGAGCATAATATTCTTTTCCCAGTTTGGTAAATCCGGCTACTTTTTTGCATCCCTTCCATTCATTACTACAAAAAAATTCCGCATTGAGATATCCTTCTGTCTCCGCTACAATTCCACTAAAATCGCATTGCTGGTCCTTCATAAGGTTCTGGCCTTTCACATGAAATTTCAAGATACGCATCACGAACCGCCTCCCAACGCATCAATATCTGAATTTTCAATTTGTTCTACACCTTCCACCTCCCCAGGCTCCCCTTTTGGACCCTGAGGGCCTTGCGGACCGGTCGGTCCTTGTATGCCTTGTTTCCCCTGCGGACCCTGCGGGCCTGTCGCTCCCCGTTTCCCTGATAGGTCAACCAGAAACTCATACCCCTGGCTCCGTTTCTTATATACTGCCGCATTTTCATCGTCTTCTACATTTCCCGTGTTGACAATCACCAATGACCCTTCTGTCAGTCCGTCTGAAGAAAATCCCTCATTCATATCCTCTATGGAACCATATTCTTTTAGTATATTCATGCTATACATAGTTTCTGTTTCTCCATCATCCAGATCGTCAATCTCTGATTCAGAAATCTCGACTGGATCAATATGTTCCAACCTTCCAAGCGCATCGATCAACGCCTCGTAATCGTCAGAACTCGTTATATTGGACATTGCTACCAAGTTCTGGCTTACTTGAATATGAAACTCAAAAGAGGTTACAACTCTGCTTTTATCCATCAAATGAAGCTGCGCTTTTACTGTCCCACTCTCTGCCAGCATCTGTTCCGTTAATCCAAACAGTACACAATAATCATTGAATACGGTGCCTTCCGTATATGTTTCTTTCCCAGACGGTTTTTTACAGTAAACACGAGCTTTATAAATCATTCCCTCCGTCCCTGACAGAAGCACCTTAACCAAACGCCCGGTATCATGCTGTGTCGCAAAGATCACATTTGTAATCCCTTTGACTCTTAAATCCAAACTTAAAACTTTTGTTGATTCCATCGTTCCTCCTCCCTTTTATGCAGGAATCCACCGTACAAACGCTACATTCTTGGGTTCTGGAGGTGTCACACTTCCTCCGCCTGGATATCTCAGACAGTATCCCCACGGATAGTTATAATATCTTGTAACCCAGATCTCTTGTCCTGTCTGGTCTCCTGTCTGTCCTCCAACCGTTCCCCCAAACTCATTGATGCTTGCCTGTACGACTTGTCCGTCTCCGATGCTCATGGCCGTGTGCCCTTTTTGCCCGGTAATTAAAACGTCTCCGCGAATGATTCCAGAGCCTGACCGGAAGTTCACCTGACTTGTCACATCTTGGAAACCCGCCGCCATA